GATTCCAAGTTCATCTACCCGTACGAGTACTGGAACGAAGGCGGCCGGATCGAGACGGCGGACGAGAACGGCGAGCGTTACCTCGAGTATTGCCGGCGTCTCGGCCATAAGCCGAAGTTCACCGGCGGATATGTGAAGAAGACCGACACCCACTACGGGAATTTCGCCGGTATGCCCGGCTACTGGAAGCTCCTTATCGACCGGCGCATGTACGACGTGGCCGGCGAGTACCAGGGTCTGACGCCCGTCACGACGGAAGGATACGATCCGAAGCTCGTCGACCCTCAGTGGACCGGGGAGAACTTCTTCGTGACCAGGGTCGCAGACGATCCGGGTGTCGACAAGATGGTTGACCGGGCTATCGCGATGGAGGAGGAGAACTTCCCCAACGGTGCGCCTTCCGTAGACTACACTGTCAGCCGGGAAGACGCGGTCACCAGATACAACGACGCGGTGGCCGCCGCGGAGCAGGGTAAGATCCGTAGGGGAGAGACGAAGAAAAAGAAGTCCTCGAAGGCCCAGGGTTCGAACACCATGTTCCGGGTAGATGAAGAGGAGCAGGATTACACGCCCGTCTTCCTTTCCAACGCCGCCGTGGCACTCGACCGCATCAAGATGGAGAAGGCCACGCCGGAGCAGTGGGTGAAGATGATGGAGAAGGAAGGCGGCCTGAAGGCTGGCGAGGATAAGTGGATCGGACTCGGAGACTGGCTGAGGAACTCCGACCGCAAGACCATCACCAAGCAGGAGATCGCAGACTACATCGCCAAGAACCAGATCCAGATCGCCGATGTCGACTACTCTGAGAACAGGTCGAAAGAGGATGAGGCGGCACTGAAGGAGTACCAGCGTGAGCTGGACAACTTCGCCGGCCAGCACGGCGGAGACTACGAATCCGCCTGGGACGACATGGTCGACAGGTATGGGGACGACTTCACCTTGGCGTTCTATCTGAACGGTGGGAACACACTCGAGCCGGAAACAGACTGGAACGGAGATCTCAACGATGCCGCCACGTACTTCCTCACGATGAACGGTGGAGGGAATGCCAGGCACATCAACCGTACCCGCCTGCACTACACGACCGAAGGTCTCGACAACAAGCGCGAGATCGCACTCGTCGTTCCGACTGTCGAGTCATGGAACGAAGATGACGAGATCCACTTCGGCGATGCCGGTAACGGCCGGGCCGTCGCGTGGGTGCGTTTCGGTGATACTACGATCCCCGGAGAGGCGAATCCGGAAGAGGTGCAGGCGTTCATCGACGCCCAGCCGAAGGCCGACGAGTGGGAGCCGATGAAGAATGCCAGCGGCCGTACGGTCTACTTCCCTCGCGGCGACCGGTTCAGCAAGGACTTCATCGTCGAGAGGGACGGCAGGTATACAGTCTATCTGAACGAGGTGCCGTTGAATACGGAATCTTCCCTCGAGGACGCCGTCAATTCCATCAATAACACGAAGGCGTCGTACCAGCCGAACGTCCAGAAGAACAAGAATGTCCTCGTCATCGACGAGATCCAGTCCAAGCGGCACCAGGAGGGAAGGGAGAAGGGATATAAGAGCATTGAGGGCATTGATCTCCGGAAAAAGCAGGCAGAGGCGAAGGCAGCTTATGACGAGTATATTGACTCTCTGAAAGAGAAATATGGTGGCTACGAAGGAATAATGGCCGCCGGCGGCGTTACTGATGAGGAAAATCAGCGAGCCGAAGAGCTGAACGATGCGTACATTGCGGCATCAAATGCAGCAGATAAGGAGGAGGGTGGCATCGCTCCTGCCCCGTTCGAGCGGAACTGGCACGAGCTGGCTATGAAGCGGATGCTCCGTCTCGCCGCCGAGGAAGGCTACGACTATGTGGCCTGGACCACCGGCGAACAGCAGGCTGATAGGTACAACCTGTCGAGGGTGATCGACGAGGTCGAGGTAAGGAATATCGGCTCCAATGGAGGTAAAGAGGTGAAACTCTATAAGGACGGTATCGTCTCCTTCGACTTCGGTGTAGACGGTGAAGGGAATATCGTTACCGGGGCGCATAACGGCGAGACTCTCGCGGAATTCGTCGGTAAGGATATGGCCGCGCAGGTTATGGATATGAAGGACAGAGAGAAGAAGTCCGTAGATGAGTTCAAGGTCGGCGGCGAGGGCATGAAGGGGTTCTATGACGAAATCCTGCCTCGTTTCATGAACAAGTACGGGAAGAAGTGGGGCGTGAAGGTGAGCGACATCGAACTCCCGAATGTCGAAGAGACCGGACGCATCATGCATGCCGTCCCCGTGACCCAGGAGATGAAGGACTCCGTGATGGAGGGTCAGACGATGTTCCGGACAGAAGTGGACCGCGATGCCGAGAGAACGAAGGAACGGGCGCAGGAGAAGCTCCTCAACGACCGGTTCAATCGTCAGCTCGGTTTCACGGAGGAGACCGTCGCCTACATCAAGAAGTACGGCATGATGCCAAAGGGATACGAGTCTCCGACCTACCGTCTCGGTAATCCGTTCGGCCCGCTGCTGGCAGCCGGGATGAAGGACGTCCCCATCCGCATGACGGAGGAGAACCTCCTCGATGCATCCGCTCAGGGACTCGGCCTGCGTCACAGCTTCCATAAGTACGAGATCTCTGACCTGAAGGATCTCCCCAGCCTCCTCAACCATCCCATCGGCGTGTTTAGATCTGGACGTGGCGGATATGGGATTCTTCTCGACAAGAAGGATAAGAGCGGCGATAACTACTATGCTTTCATCCGCGGTAATTATGCTCCGAACGGAGGGCCGCTTGTAGGATATGAGGTGATCTCTATCTATCCCGTGAACAAAGACGGTAAACGTCGCGAACTACTCGAGAGCGTCGCTGGATACAATGATGATCTTGCCTGGGGTGATATTAAAAAGATAACATCTTGGGTCAACGGGAAGGTCTCCAATTTACGATCCTATTATGCGACAACCCAAGATGTCGCTGCAAATATACGGAAAAAATTTGGAAACAAACAAGACTTTCTGAAAATTGATGCAGAAAATCTTCGTTCCGGCGGAAATACCCGCTTCCGTGTAACCGAAGAGCAGGACGCGGAGTATATGGACGCCGTGAATGCCGGCGACATGGAGAAGGCCGGACAGATGGTCCGCGACGCCTTCAAGGCCGCGTTCCCGAACACGAAGGTCGTGGACGAGAACGGGGAGCCTAGAGTGATGTACCACGGCTCCGCAGAGACGTTCAACAGATTCTGGACAACCGGGAGCGAGGGAGACCTCGGAGAGGGTTCGTATTTCACTTCCGACCGCGACCTGGCCGAAACCTATACCAGAAGGAACGGTGATAACGAATGGCGCATCGACTCTGCGATTGAGGAGTACTTCGAAGAGCATCCCGAGAAGAACATCCAAGACAAGGCCGATTACAAGGATGCCGATAGATGGGCGGAAGAGAACGCGTTCAAGAATGCGAAATTGTATTCTGTTTACCTCAACCTTGAGAATCCGCGCTACACGCAGATGGATGATTTCAAGGAGGACCGCGGCGCATATCTCATCAAGGGATACTATTCCGACTACCAGGAGGGGTATGACGGGATCATCGACGATACCTTCCATGAGCGGTTCCCGGATTTCGTACCGGAAGGTGCCCTCCAGGTCGTCGCTTTTGAACCCAACCAGATCAAGCTGGCCGACCCTGTCACCTACGACGACAAAGGCAACGTCATCCCGCTCTCCGAGAGATTCAATCCGGAGAACAACGACATCCGGTTCCGCGTCGATCCGGAGACTGACTCCGACGGCGAGGCTGCTACGATGTTCCGCGTCCGCGAAGGCGACGCCCCCCAGAAGACGCTGAAGGTCTACAAGCTGATGCGCCTGGAGAACGGCAAGCTCTATCCTCTGTTCATCGACCGCGACGCCGAAGCAATCGAGCTCGGTACCTGGTACGATGCCGACAGTCCGGACCTTGCATTCCTCAAGAAGATGCCGGCCGGCGTGTTCCTGGTGGACGCGAAGAACGGTACCTACACCACGCTCGAGGACTACAAGCGCGAGCGCGGCGAGAAGCTCACCAAGCTCCCTGGTTTGGCCGACGTCGAGGAGGCGTCCCGCAACGGACTCCGCTGGGTGAAGATCACCGAGACCGAGAACCCGCAGCGCCGCTACGAGGGCGAGAACCGGAAGTACGAGAACATCGGCATCAATGGCAGCGACGGTGTGTCCACCTTTGCGATGCGCCCGGGCTGGCATGCCGGTTCGCTCCCGACCATGAGGCAGATTGGCAAGGGCGCCGAGAAGAACCTCCGCGACGACAAGTTCGTCTGGGTCGAGGGCGAGATCTCCGCCGACAAGGACTACAACGAGGAGGCGCAGGGTAATCCCGACAAGGATATTCCGACGCATATTCCGACAGACGGCTTCTACATGAAGGCGACCAACGCCAATAAGAAGGCGTCCCAGGCCGACCGCGTCGGCTGGTATGTGGCCGGAGCGTTCAAGCCGAACCGTATCATCAGCGACAGTGAGGCCCGCCAGGTCATCGACGCCTGGAACGCCGAGCACCAGGATGCGCCGGTCGAATACGACTGGCCTCGTGAGAGCGGCCGCGAGTTCAACGCGGACACCATGTCCCTGGAGGAAGGGTTCAACACCGCCTTCCGGGTCGACGGTACGCCCGAGGAACGCGTGAACTATGTCGAGAAGCAGGCCACCGACGTCACACTCGACCGCATGGGCCAGACGCTCGGCATCGGCATCAAGCGCGTCGGACGTGACGGGATGCCGGAAGGGCACAGGACCGACAAGGGCTACTTCGATCCCACGGACGACGAGCTGACCATCTGCATGGACAACGTCGCCAACGAGCGAGACGCCATCGCTACCGTCATCCACGAGACCGTGGCCTACAATGGTCTCCGCGATCTGTTCGGCAGCACCTTCCGCGAGACCATGGCGAACATCTATGCCACCCTCGATACCAAGGGCCGTGCATGGGTCAACGGATACATCCGCCGGAACGGCCTCGCCTTCGGTGACGAGGGCGTCATCCGCGGAGTCGAGGAGTACATGGCGAATCTTGCCGATACCGGCAACTATGAGGGCTCCGTCTGGGGTCGTATCAAGGAAATCCTCGGAGGCGTCATCGACGCAGACTTCGGTACCGAGGGATTCGAGTTCACCGACCGCGAGATGGACTACATCCTCCGCGCATCCAACGAGTACATGAAGAACCCGGTATGGATGAACACCACGGCCGGGAAGGCGAAGGACACCCTGTGGAAGCGGGAGCTCGGGATCAACGAGACCGACCCGAACAAGCCGACCGATCCGGACGGCTCCCGCACCATGTTCCGCATCGACGACACCATGGTCGCATCCGACGACTACAACGCCGAGATGGAAGACTGGCGCAACAAGGTCCTCATGGAGAACCAGAACGCAGACCTGCCCGTGAAGCTCGGTATCGAGAAGATCATGAAGGAACTGTACGGTGACAAGTGGAAGGAGAACATGGACGCGATCCCCGAGAACGCGGACTATCTCCTCCGTCACAACCTGTCCAGCAGCCGTGCGGAGACCGAGGGTCACGACTTCGAGCTCTTCTACTTCACGCCGCTCCTCGAGCAGGTCAGGGCGATCCAGTCCAAACTGCTCGGTGATATCTCCACGAAGGACTCCCGTCAGCAGGCATATGAGCGCATCATGGATTACATGTACGCCGTATCCGCCCTCGAGCGTAATGAATCCAAGCGCAACGAGACGGGTGAGCAGCGCGACTTCGCCGGTATCACGTCCCTCATGGGCCACCCGGCCGATGAGTGGCAGGAGGCCGAGGCGGACGCCCGTGCGATGATTGACGCCTTCAAGGCGGAGGTCGGAGACGACGCGCTCCTGGATGAACTCTGGGACCGCGTCCGCGCCTGCACGGACTTCTCCCTCGACCACGCATACGAACACGGCCTCCTCACCCGCGAAGAGTACGAGAGGCTGCACGGCACCGATACCAAGCCCAGGATGTGGAACTACTACCTCCCGCTCCGTGGCTTCAGCGAGAAGACCGCCGAGGAGCTGTACGATTACTCCTCGTTCATCGGCGCCTCGCACCAGAATCCGGTTGTGAAGAAGATGAAGGGACGTTGGACCAAGGCGGACAACCCGCTGGCCAACATCCTCAACATCGCCGAGTCCGAGATCGTCCAGGGCAATGACAACTGGGCGAGACAGGCCCTCTACAACTTCACGCTCAATGTCGGCGACAACACCCTCCTCACCGAGGTCGAGCCCTGGTTCGTGAAAGACCAGTCCACCGGGAAGTGGTCTCTGGCAGAACCCGAGCCGATCGTCGATCCGGTCACGAAGGAGCAGAAGGGTACCGAGTCCCTTGAGGAATTCGAGGCCCGGATGGAGGCGCTCCGTGCGCTTGACACCCCGCTTGCCAAGAAGGGACGCCGCGGCCTGAAGGTCGACAACATCATCGCCAACAAGACCCACAGGAATGAGCACATGATCAGCCTGAAGGTCGGCGGCATCGACAAGATGATCTGGGTGAACGGCGACCCCGCGCTCGCGAAGGCGGTCAGCGGGTTCAAGCGCGGCCAGAGTATGCAGCTGATCCGTCGCGCCAGCCGTGCGCTGTCCAACCTGTTCACGACCTACTCGCTGGACTTCACCGCGAAGAACCTTATCCGTGATACCATCTACTCCCGTTCCGCACTCCTTGTGAAGGAAGACAAGAAGTACCGCAACACATTCCGCAAGAACTGGTGGAGCAACTTCGGCTACGGAGCCTTCGCCTTCCCGATGATCGACCTGGCCAGAAGGTGGGACAACGGGGAACTCCAGCGCAAGCCGGAGTCCGAGCGCACCCATCGCGAGCAGATGTTCATCGACTTCATGCACGACGGCGGGCAGACAGGTTACACGATCATCAACTCCGTCAACGAGATCAAGCGGAGCCTCGAGCGTTCCATGCGCCGCGCCGGCGATAAGACCGGCCCGATCACCATCCCGATCCTCGGGCACTACGCGAAGTTCGTGAAGACCCTGAACGAGGCGTTCGAGCTCCTGACCAGATTCACGGCGTACGAGACGTCCCGCGACGAGGGCCGCAGCGGCGAACGCGCAGCATACGACGCGAAGGAGATCTCGGTGAACTTCAACCGCCGTGGCGCCCAGTCCGGCGAAGGTGTCTGGGGCAACATCGCGTCCTACCTCGGTGCCACGCACTACTTCTACAACGCCGGCATCCAGGGCTTCGACAACTACCTCCGTCTGTACAAGACGAACTGGAAGAAGATGACCGCGATCACCGCCGGCCTCATGATGATGGGTGTCCTCACCCCGCTCATCAATTCCATGCTCGCCGGCGCTGCAGCCGGTGCCGGCGGCGGAGACGACGACTGGTACTGGAACCTCCCCGAGTGGGTGCGCCGCAACAACATCATCCTTGGAACGGGCAGCTGGTATCTGGCCGTCCCGCTCCCGGTCGAGTTCCGCGCCCCTTACGGACTCGGAGACATCTCCGCGCAGGCGTTCTGCTATGGTCTTGATATCAAGGGACACAAACCGTTCCGGCCGGTCCCGAACAGATCGTTCGGCAAGGTCGCCTGGGATATGATCTCCACCGCCTCCGGTCTCCTTCCTGTCAACCCGATCGAGGGATACAACGGGAACGGGAACATCGGCGACGCGGCGCTCCGCGCGGTCGTCCCCGATGCGACTGTCTTCTTCGTCGACTGGGCGACCAACCGCGACTACACCGGGCGCGCCCTTTGGAAGGAGAACCCGTTCAACGACACCGTCCCGAAATCCCAGGGAGCATACGCCAGCACTCCGAAGGGCATCGTCCTGGCCTGCCAGAAGCTGGCCGAGGTTACCGAGGGCGGGATCGACGTCCCTCCGGGACTCGTCCGCGACTTCATGAACAACTACGGCGGCGGCTTCTTCCGCGCTGCAGAGGATGTATCCAAGATCATCACCGGCATCATGGGCAACGATCCGGACCGTCCGTTCCGCTACGACAACATGCCGTTCTTCAGCGGATTCTCGGGCCACATCGACGAGGACCGCAGCAACACCTACGCACAGGGTGCGCTCAATGAGTACAAGGACATCTCTGACGGGATCGTGAAGAAGATGAATGCGATCTGCAACACGGACGATATCACCGCCGCGATGGTCTATGGAGACCCGGAGGATATCCCTGAGAAGTACAGGGCCAGGGTGAACGCTTGGAAGACGCTCCACCCGAAGGAGTACAATCTCGGCGAGATGTATCGCGAGGGGATGAACAACAAGTACAAGATGAAGCAGTACGTCAAGGGTGAGAAGAAGGGCCAGTGGTACAAGTCGAAGGAGGTCGAGGAGTACGGCGTCAACACGCTCAAGAAGAACTGGAAGGACCTCCGCGAGTACTGGTCCAGCATGCCAGACAAGACTGCCACCGAGAAATCCGCGAAGGCAGAGATGGAGCTGATGGTCCAGCAGGCGTGGAAAAAGTACTACGACGCAGAGGCCAACCTGGCGGACAAGCTGATGAACTATGAATATGCCAAGTAGAACATATGAAACGAGTAACTGAAACAGACATAAGAGTCCTGCGGTCGAGGGCCGGCAGGACTCCGAAGCCGAAGTCGAAGGTCGGCGTGGACGGGACGTTGCAGTTGACCGGCAACGAATTCATCTGCACGAAGGATTCGCTGGACATCCTGACCTACGCCGGCCAGTGCAACGATGCGTTCTGGCACTACCGCCAGCAGGCGGACCGCAGTGCGGACTACTACAAGGGTAAGCAGTGGGGGGACCTCGTCGAGATCCACGACCGCTGCGGCTGCGTGAAGAAGATCACGGAGGAGGAATACATCAAGAGCCAGGGACGTCCCGCTCTCAAGCATAACCTCATCCGCCCGATCGTGCGTAACGTCATCGGCCAGTTCCGCGACGCTCCGTACAAGTCCGTCGTCTATTCCTCCGACGAGGGCGGGCAGGACGCGGCCGACCAGATGAGCGTGAAGCTGAACGACGTACTCCGCTACAACGATTCTATCGAGCGCGACGCCCGCGAGTACGAGTCCTTCCTCGTCACCGGAGCGGCCATCTACATCACCGGCTACGCTTACGACGACGAGCTGAAGCAGCCGATGCCGTTTTTCCGGTCCCTTGATTACCACAGGTACTTCCAGAATCCCGACGCGGTCGACGTTTCCGGCAAGGACGTGTGGTTCTGCGGTGACTTCATCGACGTCCCGCTTGACGAGGTGAAGTCCAAGTACGCGCATAACAAGGCCCAGGAGCAGGCGATCGAGGACATCTACCACCACGAGTCCTACATCCTCCCTGTCATGTACCAGGCGTTCGTCCAGGCCAACCCGGCCGCGAAGAGCTTCCTCGGTACCGCGAACGACGGCAACTGCCGCATCATCCGCGTGTGCCGCCTCGAGGGATTCTGGGACCTGACCGTCCACGACTACGCGGATGCGTCCTACGAGACCTATTCCATGAGGATGTTCCCCAATAAGCAGGCCGAGATTGATGAGGAGATCGCCCGTCGCAAGAAGATCGCCGCCGAGATCGGGATCGATTACGACGACCCGGCCAGCCAGCTGAAGATCGTCTACGAGAAGAAGTACGTCAGGCGGTGGGTCTACTACCACCTTTCCCCTTGGGGCCACATCCTCTGGGAGGCCGAGAACCCGTACAACCACAACAGTCACTGCTACGTTGTGAAGTTCTACCCGCTCTTCCAGGGCCAGGCCTATGGCATGGTTTACGACCTCATCGACCAGCAGCGCATGGTCAACCGGATGCTCATCAACCTCGACTTCGCGATGAGCGCGAGCCAGCAGGGTGTCCTCATCGTCGACGAGGATAGCATCCCCGACGACCTCGACATCGAGGATATCGCAGATGAATGGACCCGCTACCGCGGCGTCATCAAGCTGAAGCTGAAGGACGGCGTCACCGCGCCGGTGCAGCTATCCGGCCACCAGGTGAACATCGGCCAGTTCGAGATGATCAACCTGATGATGAAGATGATGATGGATATCTCTGGCGTCCAGGGCGCCATGCAGGGTAAGGCCGCCGTGGCCGGCACCCCGGCTTCCCTCTACGCGCAGCAGGTGTCCAACTCCCAGATCAACGTGCTCGACTACTCCGAGGCATTCGCCTGGTTCCTCGAGCAGCGTGACTACAAGCTGATCCAGCTCAGTCAGCAGTACCTGGGCAGCGGCTATTCCCCGGCTCCGGAAGGCGCGAACGAGGAGGCGAAACTCTACAACGCGGCCGAGGTACGCAAGTATAAGCTGAGGAACCAGATCCGCCGGGCCATGGACCACGCGGTCGTCCGTCTGTTCCAGGAGCAGCTGATGGCGAACCTCCTGCTGAACGGCGCCTCGTCCATCCAGCAGTACGCACAGATGGGCGTCCCGTTCGGGAAGGACCTGCTCGCTAAACTCAACCAGGCCCAGACCCAGATCCAGAACGGGCAGGGCATCAGCCAGCAGCAGATCGCCGACATCCAGGCGTCGCTTCCTGATGTAGACCCGACCATGATGACTTCCACGATGGAATTCGCTAACAGATAAGGAGAGGAGACTTATGGAAATCGACAGAACAATAACCAACCTTTGGACCATCGTCCTCCACGAGGAGGAGGTCTTCGCCCGCGTTACGGACGAGTCGCTGATGAACTCTTACCAGCGTGTCTCGGAGAACCAGAAGCAGAATGACGAGACCGTCATCACGGATGACGACCGCGCATTCTTCGAACGGTACTACCGGGCCGCTCTGGCCGAGTTGTCCGCCCTGCTCGCGAAGAGGACCTACCGCTACGGCGGCAGCATCCGCAACGAGCACGATGAGGATACCGGCTACATCACGACCTACTATCAGCTCGCGATGACCGAGAACCATGAGCCCGGCCTTTGCCAGTCACTTGCCTCCCATTGCCTTGAGTTCGTCGTGGCGAAAGTCAACGAGAAGTGGTACGGCCGCGGTACCGACTTCGGAAGCGAGGCCGAGAAGCAGCAGATCCGTCACATCCTCAACCACCGCCGTTTCCCCTTCGAAAGACCTTCAAGACCTTTTTAAAAAGTTAACCATAAAAATCATAAGCCTTATGTACTCCAAAGACACTACCCACAACACCATCATCTTCAAGTACAAGAAGGACGTCCTGTTCAACGACGTCTCCCTCATGTCGAACTACATGTGCAAGAACATGGCGACGAAGGAGGGCAACTCCCTCACCGACGAGTACGCGATCTCCGATGATGAGCGCGACCTCGTTGATGTGTGCATCCGCGCCACCCTGCCCGACATCTACGAGTCTATGGTGAAAATCACCCACTCCGTTTCCTCCGCCTTCGAGGACGACCTCGTTGAGTCGGACATTCACTACGTCGCCTTCACGATGCAGGACAACGCGCAGTACAACGCCAATGTGCTGACGATGGTCGATGCCAGCCTCTACAACAGCCTCAAGTACGGCACTCTCAAGGAGGTCTATTCCACCATCACGAACCCGGAGTTCTACAACAACTGCACGACCCGGTTCCTTGCCGAGCTGTTCAAACTCAAGGGCCGTCTGTTCCAGCTCAAGAAAAAGAGCGTGGAGTCCAGCCTTACCTAAAATTGGGATTCTCCGCCCGTGGCGGAATGTCTTACGGAGGGTGTCCTGCGAGGGGCATCCTCTACTATTTTCACGGGTTCCATACCGCCGAACGCGATATAGCAGCCGACCGCCGTGGTATCCTGGATATCATCATGGGTTCCCTCCATGGCTTCGATCTTTCCGCCGGGAGCGTTCATGAGCCACATGGCCTCGTTCGCTGCGTCCTGCGAATACTCCATGTAGTCTCCCTCGCGGATGCGGACAGTGTAGTCGTCATAGGCCAGGTACTTCGTGGACTTGTTCATGTGCCATCCGATGTGGCGGGTTGCCTTGTCGTCCTTGTTGTCTGGAGCGGTACGCCTGCGGTACAGGTTCTCATAGATTCCGGCAAGGGTATCCAGGACCGTGTAGGTGTGGTCGCCTTCCGAGACGGCTGCGTCGTCCGATTTCTTGTTCTTCGACTCGTAGGTGTTGGACTCGATGACGAGGAGCGCGTCGTCGTAGTAGTGAGCGATCTGCGCGGCCTTGTAGGCCAGCAGGTCCGGATCGACGTGTCCCCTCCAGAGGGCCGCTCTCTCCAGCGCTCCGAACTCTCCGGCCATGGATATCCGGTCGAACACCGAGATGACGGACCAGTCGGCCCGGTAGCTGCGGCCGCCGACGTCGACGGTGACGAGGAACCGGTTCTTGACCTTCTTCCCGTCCGGGATGTTGTCCTTCGGGTTGATCCAGATCTTCAGCACCTCGGACTGCAAGGCGTCGTTCGGATAGAGCCTGACGTTCTCCATGATCTTCTCGCCGACCGTCGCGTCGCCGCGGATGTCTCCGATGAACTTGGGCTGGCGTACGTTCTGCTTCAGCCATGACAGGAGGTCGTCTGAGAAGTAACGGCCGGACTTCGTCTGGAACGCCTCTTCCGCCGTGGTCGGATACTCGGACTTCATCTGGAAGTCGTTCCAGTTCTTCTCCTTCTTGTACCGGTTGTACCAGTAGATGCCGTCAAGGGTCGCGCCCTGTTCCCACTGCCACCAGTTGTATTCGGTCCAGGTGGAGACGAACTGCTCCGTGCTTGGGTAGCGGTCCAGATAGCGCCTGGTGTAGCGGGCATCCACGAACCAGCCAACGAAGACGGGACGGATGCCGTTCGCCCCGTGCTCCTTGTTGTCGACGGCGGCGAGGTACTGGCGGTGGAAGTAGTTACCGACACCCTTCGCAGTGGACTCCATCACGATCATCGTACCAGGTACGTCGGGGACAGTGGAATAGAGGGCCATGGCGACGTCGTCGCCCTTCGCCTCCTTGGTGTCCTTCCAGAGGCCGACCTCGGACAGGTGTACCATGGAGAAGTCGAAGGAACGCAGGGCATCCGGCTTCGTGGCGGAACCGATCTGGATGCGGCATCCGCGCTCCGGGATGATGCGGATTAGTTCCGTACCCTCGAACCTCTTGAACGTGATCGGGTCGCTCCAGCGGGGGAGTTTCGCGATGAGGTTCTTATACATCGTTCGGATGTTCACCGCCTGTGTCTGGTTGAGGGCGACGATACAGGAGTGCCAGTTCTCGAACCAGTAGCGCTGCAGCCAGCTCATGTAGCACTGCGTCACGGTCGATCCGCCCCACTGACGGGCCTTGACCAGGAGGATGCGGATCGGGACGCCGGCCAGGCGTTGCCTTTCGAACTCAGCGACGAGAATCCGCTGGCCCTTGTTGAGGATGAGCGGGATGAACGCCTTGGTCTCCTTGTCCTGGATCTTGTCCTCGGTGGCGGCGCTGAACTCGAAGTCGTATTTGAGACGGAGGCGGACAAGGTTCTCTGAGATCAGCTTCCGGTTCTCCTCGGTGTCGTACTGGCCGGTAACCTGGAGTAGGCCGGAAGGGCCGCCGTACTTCAGGTACGCCTTGACGAACGAGTCGGCGAGCATCTGGTTGGGGACCCAGTATACCTTCCCGTCGATCTCCAGCTGGGAGCGCTGCACGACCTCGCTCTGGTCGTCACCGCGGATCGGGTCGTAGGTGCGGAAGTACGTCTCCCTCCTGGCCCGGTCTGTACGGAGCATCTCCTTGATCTTTTCCCTATCTATCGACATACTCGAGACAATCTTTTAGGAGGGACAGGAGCCTCTCGTTCCGGGATAGCGTGTTGCTCATCTCCTTGTTCGCGGAGTCGAGATTCTCGATGAGGGCGATGACGTTTTCCCGGAATGCAGCCATGTTCACATTTTGCGAATTGTTTTGCTCGGTAATCATATTCAGCAGGCGGCCCCTGCTTATCCCGTACCTGAGGGACACGGCGTCATATGCCTCCTTCCTGGCCTGCGCCTGATCCAGCCCCTGGTGTATCCTGTGGCCGAATATCGCATAGAAGAAGGACACGATCTCACTGTTGCCGCCGAAGCCTGTCCGATACTTACCCTTCCGCATGGCTGAGCGAGAGATGTTCCGACTAACCGATACAAATATAAAAATTTCAAACGGTTTTCACAAATTGTGAATGTTGAATGTTAATAAGACGGTATTTTCGGGCCAAATTAATACGCATTCTTATGCCCGAGAAAGAAGAAACCCAAATGACTGCAGCCCCGGCCATGCCTAAATACCGGGAGAGACTGCGTGGTCGCTACCCTGAGGTCGAGCCCCAGAGCGACCAGGAATGGGACGACCTTGCCGAACGTGCATACGGAGAAGACGAAGAGAAGATCAAGAACTTCGAGGACAACAACAAGGTCATCGAAGACCTCATGGATTCCGACAAGGACCTCGCGTCCGTCGTTTCCGAGATGATCGTCAACGGAACTCCTTTCCGCGCTGCGGTCGCCAAGTTCTTCGACCCCGAGAGCCTCGTCGCCAAGGAAGGCGATGATGACTACGACTACTACCAGAAGTCTTCCGAGGAGCGGAAGAAGATGGGCCAGGCGTTCCGTGAGCGTGGCGCCCGCAAGCGGGCCAACGAGAAGGAGGCCTACGACAACATCGACAAGTTTGCCGAGAAGAAGGCCTTCGACGCCGCTGCGAAGCAGGAGTTCATCGACTTCGTGAACAAACTTTACGAAGACATGGGCGAGCTGAAGCTCTCCATGCAGACCCTCGAGAAACTCTACAAGGCCATGACCTACGACGAGGCCGTTGCCGAAGCCGCCGAGACCGCTGAGATCGACGGCAAGAACATGGCCATCGAAGCCGCCCGCGCCAAGAAGACCGCCGAGACCGCCGGCGACGGCGTACCCACTCCCCAGGGTGGCAGCGCTCCCGCCCCGACTCCGAAACCCAAGAAGAGCACCATCTTCGACGACATCCCTAAGAGAAAGTTCTAAACATCTAACAAATCAAAGCCATGAGATTTCCTTCTTACGCCCCCCGATTCTCGCGCTTCATCGTCGGCCCCGGCTCCGCTGAAGTGACCGAGACCACCACCAGCGGCGCTAACGAGTACGCCGCCGTCGACGGAACCACCGTCGTCTCCGCCAACGCTCCCTCCACGACCGTCGTGGAGCCCGGTTACGTTGACGAGGATCTCGACAAAAAGATCGTCCTGATCCGTCCGCAGGATACCCCTATCGACACCTTCACCCGCAGCATCGCCAACAACGAGCCCTGCAAGAGCTGGGAAGCCGGCGGCTGGGAGATCGGTACCCGCGAGACCCGCGACACCGTGAAGGCTGACGTGAACGCCAGCGCCACCACCATCACCGTCGACAACCCCGACATGTGGAAGCCCGGTGACACCTTCATCGTCCACGGCCACTCCTCCAGCGACGACACCGGTCCGAAGCTCGACGGTTCAAGCAATCCCGTCCAGTGCATCATCAAGAGCATCAGCTCCGACGCCCTCACCATCCAGCGTGTCGGCACCCTGAGCGCCGCGATCCCTGCCATCGCCGAGGATGACTTCCTCGTCCGCCTCTCCCCGGCCGTGTCCGAACTCGAGGCCTCCGTCGAGGGCTTCGCCATCCAGCCGAGCGACCGCAAGTACTACAACCAGACCCACATGTGCCAGGTCGAGGAATCCGTCATCCACGCCCTCATCAAGAAGAAGGTCGCCATGGACTTCTCCGTCTACAAGGAGCAGACCCTGTGGGACTTCAAGCGTGGCATGGAACTGGCCAACCTGTTCGGTGTCGGCGGTCTCGCCAAGAACGCGAAGGGCGAACTCGTCCACCTCTCCACCGGCCTCTGGTGGCAGATGAACCAGCAGTCCACCGTGGACTTCTCCGCCTCCATGACCGACCAGGACTGGAACGCCCTCGGCCGCGCCATCTTCGAGGGCAACAACGGCGCCGATCGTCGCCTCCTGTTCGCCGGTAACGGCCTGCTCGAGCAGATCGCCAACGTGAAGTCCTACCAGAAGCAGCTCGAGGCGAAGAACACCGAGATGGTCCTCGGTCTCCGCGTCTTCAAGATCGAGACCCCGTTCGGCGAGCTCCTCGTCAAGCCCATGGGCTCCCTGTTCGAGGGCTACTACGCCAAGTGCGGTATGGTCATCGACCCGAACTTCGTCAAGAAGTACGTCATGGAGCCGCTGACCACGACCCAGCTCGACCTCAACAAGACCGGCCAGCGCCGCGTGGACAACGCCGTCCGTATCCACGAGACCTACAGCCTGTTCCTCGAGAACCTGCCGTGCCACCGCAAGATCGTTCCTGCGGTCTAGAACCTATCAACCTCCAACTGTTAATCGGGGCGGTGGTGGTCTTCACCGCCGCCCCATTTCAATCGAAGAGATATGGCAAAAAAGACTTATAGGACTTTCTCGCTGAAGGGTCTCCAGATCTTCCTCAGGGACGAAAACGGCAACCGTGTCGAGGTCGTGTTCCGTGGCGGAATCCAGATCGACTCCACCTCCCGGTTCTCCACGTCCGACGAGAAGATCCAGGAGATGCTCGAGAAGACGAGCGGTTTCGGCCGTGACTTCTATCTCGAGAGCGTGGCCGCCGCAAAGGATGCCGCTGCGCCCGCTCCCGCTCCTGAGAAGAAGGTGGAAGAGGCTCCCAAACCCGAGAAGGAGATCGTCTCCGAGATGAAGGACTCCCGTCGTTTCAAGAATCTCGTAGAGATGAAGAACGCGATGAAGGAGCTCGGCATCGAGATCGAGGATAGCGCCAACTACTCCACCGCCAAGGCCAAGGCCGCCAAGGCCGGCTACGATTTCCAGATCAAGAAGTAACGAACCATGCCTACTACAAGAGCACAGCTTATTCAGCGGGTCGCGCTGAAGATGGACGAGGTTTCTCCGGACATCAGCATCGCCGATCTCACCGTCGACGGGTCTGACGGGAATCCGCTCTATACCCTCATTGACGGCCTCATCGATGGCGGTGCGCTTGAACTGTTTACCGTCGCCCCGTATTGGCGTCTGAAGCAGACGACGTTCTCGGACATCCAGCTGGAGGGTGTCGGTTCTGCGCGTACGGTCAACGATGGCGAGACTACGATCGCAGCCAGGAAGATGATCCGGCTGAAGGTGCCGGATGATTTCCTCCGCGTGGCCGAGATCAACCACACTTCGTTCCAGCGCCCGATTACCGAGGTGGTGCCTGAGATGTCTGAGCTTGGCCGGCGCCAGCACAACCCGTTCCTCATGGGGAAGGAGGCGCGCCCTGTTGGAGTCATGTCACACGGCGTGTGGTCTGACGCGCAGTGCCGGGAGATTGACTGTTACTCT